AACTATAACTACAACATTAACAGGATCAACAGCATCATCTGGTTCAACATTAACAAGTTCTGCCGCAGGTTCTGCCGCACAAACAGCAACAAATTCAAATTCAACTACAGATGGCTCAGGTGACGTACAAACACATTTATTATTAGCCTTAGCAGATCCAGGACCAGCAGATGTTGTAAAACTTCCAACACCAGTAAATATCAACAGTCCAGATACAACTGCTATAAATACAGCATTAAAAGATATTAATGCGAAAATAAAAAGTTTACAGGAAATTGGATTACCTGGCATAAAAGATGCAGTTAAAGCAGTATGGACAAACGCAATTCAACCAAAATTAATGACTCAACGACAAATTGCAAAAAAATATTTGATAATGCAAGGCCAAAGTTATGATCCACCTATGGCGGAAGAAGACGCACAAAGAGTTGTATATGGCAAATTATATTTTAAAGGTGGTAAATTATATGATAACGATTTATTAGATCCAAAATGTATAGCACAACCTGGTGATGAAGACTATCATAAACCAATGGATGAAAATCATCCTATTTGGCAAAAAATAGTAAATATGATAAAAGATTTAGAAAACTCCATAATGCAACTAGCTATAAAACTAGGCGAATTTACATTTGCGTTACCTAATGCAATAGCCGTAATAGCCGTATCATTAGTAGCATTAGTATCATCCATGGTAATTTTACCACCTGGTTCTGGAGTTCCAACAGCTATTAGTGCAGTTCAAACAATGTTGTCAACTATAAAAGAACTACAAGCAAAAACCGCTGTATTATTACCTTTATTAGCAATATTAGATACAATAGGATTATTACTACCTAAAAGCGCACAAGCAGTTATTGCACAAATAAATGTAATAGTAGTAATGTTAGTAACAATTATAGCAGTATTAAATACAATTTTAGGATTATTAGGAGCAATAGTTAGTAAAGTTTCTTCATCAACCGCAGCAATGAAAGCACAAGGATTAAGTCTTACAACTAAAGCCGATCCAGCAACAGTTAAATTAGGGCAAAGTTCAAATCTAACTGCAACAGCAACTGGTGGCGATTGGAATTTCACTTACCAATGGACCGATCCAACAGGCACAATAATTGGTAGTTCATCTAGTGTTACTGTAACACCAACTATACCTGCAATTGTAATTGTAACAAATCCACCAACTGCAACATACACATGTAAAGTTACAGATGGTACTGGGACATCTGCGACATCAACAACAATTGTTACTAGGGGTTAATTCTTTCTGAAATTTTCAAACTTTACAGTAAGTTTATTATCAGAAACTTTAATAGGAAATTTTATAGGAGATTTTAATTTAATTATATTTGTATCAAATGGATTTAATTCATTATTAGTAACCAAATTATTAACTAATATTAAATCATTCTGTAACCTATTATTTATAAACTCAATACATTCTTCATCACTATTTCGAACTAAAAAATCAAAATATTCTTGTAAATTATTAACATTTAATATATTTGATTTTACATCATCATAAAAATAAATCTTATCATATGCTTCTTTTTTAATTGGTGCAAAATGATTATCATCAATACTCAAACCAACCAAATGTTCCAAAAGAATTTTATTTTTATCATAAATTACTTTATCTTGATATCCAATAGCTCTAATAGATTCAGACACAAAATATATCTTACTGATCTCTAATCCATACTCTTTTAATTTTATTCTTAATTTATTGAGTAATACTGCGTGTTTCTTTCTATCACTTCTTGCCGTTAAAATACCTATTTCAATATTTTTATCAATCAATTGCTTAATATTATTAAGCAATAACTGAACATCTTTTTTATTTAAAATATCTTCATCAAAAAACTCAACATATGAAATTCCAATATTACCTAATCGTATATTTTTATTCTTTCTCTGAATTCTTTCCATCATATCTCTAGAAATAAAAAATCGTTCATTATTATAATCAATTGGTATTTCATCATTAACATAAATACCACTCTTAATCAATGCAAATTCAACTGGTGAAATTTTTAAAATCGGAATTGATGGTTTATTTTTATCAATAACCCATACATCACTCTTTATATACCAAAGAGTATTATCCAAATCAAAAAATGCTATTTCTTTACTCATTATGTGATATATAGGATTTTGCTTTTTCTACTTTGATGTCTTCTGTTTCTTTATTAGTGATACGAACAGGTATATTCTTTATTCCCTTAAAATCAATAAAAGCAATTTTCTCACCCTCCTTCCAATTAACCTTATCAACAATATCACCAATACTAGGCAACTGCTCTAAAGTTATTGTAAAAGATTCTTTTATAAATTGTGAATAATTCTTTATCATATAATATATGTTAATATTTATCTATATATAATTATTTTAAACTATATTTTTATTATATATAAAATAAAAAATCCTAAAAATTAGGATTTTTTTATTTTATGGTTTATATTTTCCTAAATTATTCATCATAGAACTAACATTTGGTAACTTATTAGAATAATTTGGCATATTTTGATTTTTTTGAGATTCTTTATGTTGCTTCTTTTCTCGCTCAACTCTATCATTCAACCTCTTAACATATTCTTCATATTCCCACCACGATAATTCATTAATATACCTAGGTGCAATATGATCCAACTCCATAAACCCAAACTTATTGTCCAAAATAGTCGTCAAGGGCATCTGAAACAACGAAAATATTTGAGGCTCCTGAGGGAAAGCTCATGTCCGTGTGGACCTCCAAACCACACGAAGGACAACTAGTTTTCATCTCTTTAATACCAAACATCATCTGATTAACAGCATTATTTAAAATTTGAAATGTCTTCATATCCATTCTCTTAAATTCTTGCTCCTTATTCTTAATACCATCATCAGAAATCTTATTTCTATCATATAACATAAATGATGCAATCTTCAAAAATGATACATTGGGACTTCTATCACTTTGCATTTTATTCTTAATATCACCAAATAAAATCTCCTGTATTCCAATCGTTGGCGGTGCTAACTTATACTCAACACCATTTATAGGAAAAACAAAAACTTTCTCATGTGGATCAAAAAATTTAGCAATTTTTTCTGGCATATCAAAATTAACAAAAGACTTAGGTAATTTATCAGAACTGGTTGCTCTTAATTCCATCTTAAACTCATGATTACAATTATTACACGTAACATCCTTTGATAAATTTTTACCACCTGGAAATGTTAACTCTCTAATCATAAAAATTAAAAATAATCTGTCACCATCTCTTAAATCTTTATACGAACCTTGCATACCATTAGCATATGTGTATTTAACACAAGTTCCTAAAATCTGATTCATCTTTTCAGTTATATCTAAATAATTCTTATCATCAACAACAGAATAAGCTTGAACCTCCTGAACTTTAGCAGCCCTAATACTAATCCTAGTTCCTGGCTTATAAAATAATCCACAAGGTAAAATATCTAAAGGAATAACTATATACTCATTAGAAGGAACAGTATCTAAATACGACAAATCAACTTTCTGAATAGATTCTAAATCATTATCTTCATTACTCACAAAATTCTTCTCTAAATACTTTAGAGCTTCATCTTCTTTTTTATTTTTGAAATTTTCATTCATTTTATCTATATTTTTATTTTATATATTAAAAGATTTCTGTCCCCTCAAAAAAAGATAATTATATTATTAATATATAAAGAAAAAATATATCAAATGATTATACCAAGTTACAACATTTTAGATGTTGTATATTATTTTGATTATGACGATAAAGGATTAGCACATTCATACCCAGTTACACCACCTGGATACTCTGACCCACAAGTATTCTATAATTTTCACTATGAAGGATTTCTAAAAAATACAATATACGATAAACAATATACATGGACTGTAGACCCACCTTTTCATATAATTTCAGGTCAAAATACATCAGGTATAACCTGCCAACTAATGCCAAAACTAGAAAAAGAACAAGAAAAAATAATAACAGGTGCTAGAAAATTAGCATACAGAGACTATAAATTCAGCGAACTTAACCTACAAATTGGAAAATTTAAAGAAACACTAAACCTATATTATAAAACAGGTCCACTATGGAAAATAGTAGGTAACACAAATCCAACATTAACATATTCACCAGCAACAGGTAGAATAAACCAAAACATAGAAACCTATACTCTTATACCTCAATATGATCAATCAGGAGTACCACCTAAAAATCTTACAGAAACTACAACATACTCATTTAATATTAAAAATGGTAAAGTAATGCAATTCTATGGAACAAACCCACCAAACGGATACCCAATGATAGACGTATTCTGGTATTCACCAGGTCCTGCATATATATCATTCTACTCTTCGTGGAAAGGCGAAACAGTAAAGTTTCCAAACACATTAGGAATTTATGTCACAGATAAAAAATAAAATATAGATAAAGATTTTAATTTATAAAATATTTCCCTATCTTTGTACAAATTTTTAGAATATGAAAAAGTTTAATGTCTGGAAAACAACGCCTAATGGTGATCCAATTGAAGGTACAGATAAAATATATACTGGTCCAAGCAAAAGATGGATAATAAAACATATCGCATATGAAAATAATGTCAAAATCCGTACTGGAGCACTAATAGTCAAACTACCAAACGGTGAAATGTTCTGCGCATCAGAATTTTAAAACTTATTACTCTTTGATAAATTATCAAACTCCCATAAAGGCTGTAAATTCTCTAATGCACATACAACCTTAACATCTTCTGTATTAGAAAAATTAGTAACAGGTCGAATATGATCTATATGCCATTCACCATGATTATCCCAACTCATACCAGGCAAAAATAAACTCTCAATATACTCCTTTAACTCTAACGCAGAATAACCTAACATATCAATAGTGTGACCCTGCTTATCCGTACCTAACCTTTTCAACGTTGAATATAAAACAGATCGCCAAGCTATAATGTGAGGATTATCATTTCTATATTTATAATATTTTTCTCTATTTTCAACTTTATACTTTTTAATATAATCTTTGTTATATTGTCTTTTTTCTGGATTATCACGATATTCAGCCTTTTGCTTTAATATACTTTCACGATTATCTAAATAATATTCTTTCTTATGTTCTAAAATTTCATCTTTTTTCTCATCATAACGATTTTTATCATAATCTTTTTGTTTCTCCTTAAAACCAGGTGCTTCTTTATATTTTTTTTGAATATCTTTCACACACTCTTTACATTCATTTCTTACCCCATCTAGTGAACCTTTCTTCTTGTGAAACTCTGTCACTTCTTTCATTTCATCACAAATTCTACATTTTTTATATAACATAACAAAACCTAATTATTTTTACTTTTTATAGTAAAATAATTAGGTTTTGTTTAATTTATTTTCTCAATAATCAATCAACTTTTTTAATCTGTGTGTAAGTTGTTGAAAAACAAGGATTTAGTAATAAAAATCCTCCCAATAATCTGATAAGAAAGTACAAGAAAGGTCGAATATATCAGTTGAAGATTCCCAGCTTAGGTCTTCGAAACCTGTAAATACTTTTAACATTGCGTTATGGTAAGTTACACGTCTTATAACTTTTCCTTCTTTGTCGTGTGCGTGTATAATGATATCACCTACTAAATTTTTCTTATAGTGGATTGTACCAGTTTCATTATTCCATCCTAGGTCGTACCAGTCTTTAAGCATTTTGAAGCAGAAGATTTGGTAGTCATCATTTTGGTTAAGGTTAAATGTGATTGTCAAATCATCTACGTGAGTTTTTTCTGGCATCATGACGAATACTCTGGTTGAGTATTTGAATTTCTGTACTTGTGAACCTAAGTCTGGATAAGTAGGAAACTTAGCAGTTTTGGTGTTTTCCAAAAGAAGGTGAGTAGCATTTGGGTGAATAGATTGAAGTACTGTTGGTAAAATAATAGTTACTTCATACAGATTTTTGTGTATTGGCTCCCATTTTTCTCTAGCGGTATCAATGGTAGTAAAGTGTGCTAATGGCATATTTTTTAAGATTATTTTTTACTATATATAAAAAATATGCACTTTCCTTAAAATAAATTTACAAAAAAGTTTTTTTTCAGTATTTGAGGTGTTTAATTAAGGAAAATGATTAAAAATAAAGAAAACCATAAAAAAATATTTATATATACAAGGTTTTATCCCCAAAATCCACCTATATTAAATGACTGAATGAAGTCCCCTTTATCATCATACAAATAAAAAATATAAGCTAAATCTTCACGGTAATCACTAGTAGTTTCTTTTACATTTGCGACATATTGAAATGGCATATCATTAATACTAATTTTGTGAGTTACCGTTTTTTTAACTTCGCTTAATTTTTTATTAGCAAAATCTCTTAAAGAATTAAAATATGACATTATATCTACATTACTATCAACACGATATTTTAATCTGAATTCAAAATCTTTTGTTTTTTTAAAACCGTTTAATTTTTTATCGGATATCCATGAATTATCTGCACAATTAACATACCATCCACATTTTTGTAATTTAACATCTGTACCAAATCCTGGTAATTTTTTTAATACTGTAATTATTTCTTTTTTAGATAAACCATAATTACCAATAGGTGTACCTGGATACCATTTTATACGTTTTTTTCTAGAACTCCCAGAACTTCCAGAAGTACCATAATATTTAGGATACCACATTCCACCGTTTTCTTGTTTTAAAATTAAAAGTATTGAAACGTTATCTACTTTTTGATTATCATATTCAAATGTTTTAACATCCTTAATTTCAAAGTATTGTCTATCTTT